AGCGATTGCATAATATCCGCACCGTCTTTAAACGCACCGTAACGACTCCCGCGCTCTTCGACCGTTGCGTCGACGCTTGGTTCGTTAGGTGCGACTGGGTGAGCTCGGTTCATAATATACTTAACATTGTGAAATTTCCAATTGTGACCAACGTCGAATGACCATTCTCGGTCGGGATGTTCAACGTACATGAAAGATTTATCATCATACCATATTAGGCTGTTAGCGACACCTACCGTACCTAACGACGTCGCCCACTCTGGTGCGTTATCCCATGACGGTAGTCCCACCGACTCGAACTCTTCGCGCGTCCACACTTTACCGTCGTAGTAGTCGGGTGCGAAATGCTCGGATAGGTCGTCATGATAGTAAGGTTCAACCTTAGCATGACCTATACGATTACCGTAAACGACTGTACCGTTAGAAAGTAACGCGCAGTGTGTCAGCATTGAACGGTCGCAAGTGTTGGGCCATTCCGTCACGTGTTGTTTAATAAATTCTAAGCTGTTCACTTGAACGCCTCCTCTGTTAGTTTGTCCGCCATGGCAGCGATAACCTTGTGAAATTCGTTACCATCTGGCAATTGCTTGATGGTTTCCGTCAACGCTTCGTT